TGCCGACGATCTTCACAAGGTCATGCTCTGCCAGAGATGTCTCATCGACGATGAACTTGAAGTCTTCGCCTTCCGGGAAGTTAGCGACAACGCCGTCCAGATCGCCGACCAGCATGCCGGTAACTGTGTTATTGAAGAGAACTTCGAAGCCGTTGAACGGATCTTCAATCTTCGCGCCTGTTGTTGCACGTGCGTTCATGATCGCAGCATAGTTAGCTTTGGAGATGATAACAACAGGGTTAGCAGCTTCGTCGCTCAGCTGAGCAAACGCAGCCATGACGGCAGTATTGTCGATCGGGTTAGTAACCTTAGCGGACAGAGTGGACGCAGCAATCTCTGCGACTGTAGCGTCTTCCAGCGCCTTCGCGAGCTGATGTCCGAACTCGTCCATCAGGTAACGCATGAAAGCCTCGCCTTTCAGCGCGAGCACTGTATCGGAGACCTTGATCCACTTCTTGAAATACTGGGCAATAAACTCGACATAGCCGAGAGTCAGGACTTCCTCAGCCGGAGCTGTTTCGTCGCCTTCTGTGTGCTTAACTGCACCAGTAGCGGAAGCTTCATAGCCGACAGTGTACTTTCCCTGTACGTAGGACTTGCGGATTCTGGAAAGGATCGGGCTCTTATCCCAGTCAGTCCAGATGAAATCATCGACGATTTCAGAAACCTTGACAGTTCCGCCGGATACCTGTGTTGTCAGCAGTGCGCGCTGCTCGGGTGTAGCGCGTCCCTTGATCATTTCAGCCAGAGCGTCAACGAGCTCGGCTCTCTTTTCTTTTTCCATCTCTTTCTTCTCTTCCTTTCTGTCTTCAATGGAGTCGACTGCCGGAGCAGTCATCGAGGCAACCTTCTCACGGGTTGCTTTGCGCTGCTCAGCTTCGGCCTTCAGCGCTGCACGCTTCTCTTCCAGCTGATTCACTTCGGCGGAGAGAGCGTCGACATCGGCGTCTTCCTTCTCGAGATCTCCGGAGATCTGAGAAAGTCTTTCCTCGATGTCTTCGAATTTCATGTCCTTAATTTCCATGAGTTCCTCCTTTAAGGATCTGCACTTTCAGCTGTAAAGCCTTCCGTGCGCGTTCGCGCTTTGCTGCTGCCAGTCGCTCCGCTGTTCTCTCTTCGATCGCTCCGTCGAAGAGGGATCGAGCAGAAAGCCCGATTTCTGTGTATGGGTTCGCGGGGAATGCCACCGCGGACACATCATATACTTTGCCGATCGAGTCGATGACTCTGACCGCCTTCGTGTCGTCGATCCAGTCGATGTGATCTCTGGCGACAACGAAAGAGAAAGACATCTGTGAGTAGTTGCCGACTCTGATGTCTTCGAGCATTGCCCTCGATGCCTCTGTGAGGCCGAGGTTCGTCTTCTGCGCGAGTCCGTGGTCGTCTGTCCATAGCTGCACGCTTCCGTTCTTCGTGCGTGCCAGAACGCGCCCAGTGTGGTCTCTCAGAAAGACGACGTCATTGAGATCTGCACCTTCGAACGCTCTCGGATCGATGCGCTCGTAAAAGGTCAGGTCTCCGTCTTTGTAAAGCTCGTAGGTTTCAAATGTCGAGGCGTAGCCCGTGACGATGTCCTTCTCGGCAAGATCTAACTCAAAATTGCCGAGATTTCTGTATTCTCTATCCGGTTTAATTGGCATTGCTTTCTTCCTCCTCCGATTCCTGGATGTCTTCGAGCCTTGTGCTCGCTTTGTAATATTCTCCGCGAATGATCCGCACGTCTCCGCCGTTGATCGGCGACATGTTCCAGATCTCGCGGATCTCGTTGAGCGTGAGGATGCCGCGGTCAGCCATCTGGCTCGACACCTGAAGCTTGTCGTTCGTGCTCATGTATTGCAGTCTGTTCGAAGTCAGAATGATATAAGAGCCGGATGCTCTCTCCCGATCCGTGAAGATCGTCTTCGTCATTGCTTCGGACAGCTGAATAGCAAACTGTTCTATTACGGACTCGTAGAAAGCCGCCCAGGCATCTCCGAAGGCCTTCGACTGAAGGATGTCTTCGTTGACCGCGAAGTAGTTATAGACGGCTCGCGTGATGTTAGCATTCTCAGCGTCGCTAATCGTGTATGGCTTTGAATCGATCTGACGGATGTCCGCGTATGTGTTCGGGAAGAGCAGAAGCCCGCCTTCCTCGTCGCTCTTCAGATTGGTCTCGTTGAAGCGGAGCCGCTCGTTCTTCAGGTCTTCCGTGCTCGCGAAGTTGTTCATCCTCGCCATGAAGCGGAATGAGGCGCCGTTCTTAACAGCTTCCTCGATGCCCTGATTCTGAACGTGGATCAGCTTCATCGTCGGATCGAGCGCGTTGTTCTTTGAGCCAAAGAAGTCTGATCTAAACTGGAACTTCGTGAGGACGACACAGTCCCCGAAGCGCTCCGCAGCTTTGCTTCCGTCTTTGAAGGTGTAGCGTAGCCAAGGCTCGCCGTCCACATCCACGACTTCGCACTTCTTCGGAATGATCGGATAGTAGCCCGTCACTTCGTCAAACTCGTTACGCACAGGCACGATGACGAGCGTGTTTTCCATATCGAGAATCGTGCTGGCTCGATAGAGGAACTGGCTCCACGTCTGCCAGCTGTTCGGCTGTAGCCTCAGCCTCGTCTGAAGCTTCGGCTGGGCGGCTCCAAAGATCTCGAACTTCAGCTTCGAGATATGGCGCGCCCTCGCATCGATCGCGGATCTGACAAGCTCGCTTTCGTAGAGCTCGCCGTTCCAAGTCGAAAAATGCGGCTTGTATGCCGTCAATGTTCGAAAATATTCGTGCGCTTCCTTCGCCGGCTTTATCTGCTGCGGACGGAAGATCTTTTCAAAGAGTCCCATTTTTACCCCCTATCATTTCGAAGCTGTGCTCCGATTTCTCCGTGCCACTTCTGCCGCACGGTCATAGCATCGAGGAACGCAGCCGTGCCGTCGATGTGCAGCGTCGAGTTGACTTTAACAAGGCGCTTTCTATTTGTCTCCGCATTTCTTTTCAATGCGGAGTTAAGTAAATGCATTTTGAGAAGATCGTTGTCTCCGATCGTTATGCTGCCGTCTTTCATCAGCCCCTCGACTTCGTCGATGACGCCGGAGAGGTTCTCGCCCTGATAGACGTCGTCACAATGGAAGCCGTATGACTTCATGTCCTGAATGAGATACTGACTTGAGTATCGGTCATACCCGACTTTGAGCGGCAGGATCTTAAATTCTTCGACCAGTCGCCGGCAGTATTCGAAGACGTCTTTGTAGTCGACAAAGTTGTCGCCGGATGGCGTCAGCATTCCGCGCTGGACATAAGCACGATATGGCAATCCCTCCCGGGCAGAAGCTTCGTCTATCTTCTCCGCGGGCATGAAGAACTGCCCGAAGACGTGAAGCTTGCTGTCCTTTTCGATGACGGTCGTGACGGCCGTGAGGTCGGTCGTCTGCGAGAGGTCGATCCCGATGACGGCATAGCACTCGCGGAAGTTTTTCAGATCCAGATGCTCCCCGGATGCCTTCTCGACTGTCTTCGTGTCGAGCCACGCAAGAGAGCTGTTCTGTTTGATGTTGCAGTACTTGCATAAAAACTCAGCCTTTTTGGAAAGCGAGCCTTCTGCGATGGAAATTTCTTCGAGCATGTAGTCAACAGAGACCGAGACGCCGAGATTCGGCATAGACTTCCGGAGCTCGTTGATGTCGTTCCATTTATCCACGTCGTCGATCATGTAGAGAAACGGCAGAAGCCTCTTCTCCTTGGAGTCACCCATCAGGAAGCGCGTGCTTCGCTTCATCAGCTCGTCATAGATGCCGTCGTTGATGTAGCCGGCTGTGCTTATCGCGAGCATGATCGGCTGCTCTCTGGCACCCATCGCGCTTTTCATCACTTCGTACTGCTTAAGGCCTTGCTCTGCCGGCCAGCTTGCAAACTCGTCGCAGATGCAGATGGAAGGATTGAAGCCGTCGCTCTTCTTAGCATTGAAGGCGATCTTCTTCATGCTGCTATTTGTCTCGGCGATGAAAAGGTCGCTCTTCCTGTGCTTCGTCTTCGACTTGAGCTCGTTGTCGAGGCTGATCGATGCCCACATCATCGAGTAAATGATGTCAGCCTGGTCAAGCTTCGGAGCAACACAGAAACCTCGGCCGCCATACTCTCCATCGTTGAAGAGCACAGCTTCGCTGATCGAAGAGCCGAGAAGGCTCTTCCCGTTCTTTCTTCCTTCGACTGCGACAATCTCCCTGAACTGACGATTTCCCTTCTCGTCTACGATTCCGAAGATCGCGGAGATCATTGCCTTCTGCCAGTCTTCCAGCTTGAAGGCTCCGGGCGCCAGTCTTCCCTCTGTATGATGGCAATGTGTTTCAATAAAGCGGATGGCGCTGTTCGCTTTCTTCTGATCGAAGCGGAACTCGCCAGTCTCGAGGCCGTGAACGAGATACTCATACACCAAAGCGATCCATTTTCCGACCGTAACCGAGCCGTCCCGGATTTGCTGGTAGTAAGCAAGGATATAATTTTTCGATGCCGACCTTTTCGCCATATCTTCGTCTGTCTCCGTCTATCTCCGACTCTTTCCGACTAATAGAGAGGAAAGATTGAGTCCACCCACCGGTCTCCAAGGCATACGTGAACACGT